GATCTGACAGGTCCATTTGTCCGCTAGCATTGTAATAATTCATATCTGCTCCTTTCCCAGCAGATAGTAATCGATATAACCAATATATCATGCCTTGGAAAGGGCTGTAGAAAAAGTAAACTAGACCTTTTATAGCCATTTTCAGTTGTCAAAGTACAGGTTTAATTTTTCATTTTAGGATCACCTCCACCGCATTCTAAACTATGTATTGTCCAATAAAAAGGACTATTTTCTTTTGGACTTGACAAATTCTGCAAATGCTTTGATTTCATCAAGTTCCTCTGGGGTGTACTCATCGCCATCGAAGTGTGCGGCGATGGTGTTTGGATTTATTATTTTGGTTGTTTTGTTTGTTCGCCCTAACAAATAATCAATATCTACATTGAAGAAATCGGCAATTGCTTCTAACACTTCAAAATTCGGTTGCCGTTCACCCCGCTCATACATATTTATAGAACTTTTTGATATTCCAAGAGCATCAGCGAGTTCTTGCTGGGACATATTTTTCTCATTTCTCAATAATTTTAATATCTTATCAAATTGAGCCATGCTTAATACCTCCGTATATCTTTAAGCATATTATACACGCATCGTGTATTAAAGTAAACAAAAAAATGCACAAATTGTGCTTGACATGTGTGCACAGTACGTGTATATTAAAACTAAGCACGAAACGTGCACAAAAAATATAGGAGGTGGGAGATTGAATAAACAAGCGATTGCAGAACGTCTCCTCAAATTAAGAGGAGATAAAAGCAGAGATACGGTTGCGAAAGCTTGTGGAATAAGTACTTCTGCTTTGGCAATGTATGAGCAGGGAGAGCGCATACCTCGTGATGATATTAAAATGAGGCTCGCAAAGTATTACAAAAGATCAGTTAACTTTATTTTTTTTGACCAATAAGAGCACAAAACGTGCACAACGGAGAGGAGAGTGAGAACGTGAAATGAATGATTTGGATGTTTTATCAGAGGTTAAAAAGATAATGGATGAGAAGAATGCAACCACTTTTAATGTGATAGATGTTCAGGAAGCAACCAAACGCATTAAAAGAAAAGAGATACTTAGAATATTGTGGATAGTAAGTATCTCCGTGGCAGTAAGCCTGATTACTGTATATATGATGTAAAGATGGCAGTAAGAAATGCGATTGTGGCAGGAATGAGGATATCAGTTAGTAGAAAGGTTTTTAATGATTTTTTTCGGGATTCGAAATAATCAATTAATACAGCATATCCAGAACCGGTCATTTCATAATCTCCGGCATAAAAGGAATCTGAACCTTTTACATGTTTTTTGATATATCCTTTTTGTTCCAAATTGGCAAGTCGAGCATCTGCGGCGATGTCATTTTCGCGATATGTGGACAAAAGTGCCATCGAGCCATTTTCGCTTATGAATTTTAGTAGCTGAAAGTCTTTATCTGACATAAAGTTCTCCTTTCGTTATTATGATAGTCAAATTATAGAACGGAGAACTTGAGAAATCAAGAACCATATACAGGCACAGTTAATAACCTATTAACAGGAGGTGGGCTTATGGCAAGATATCCCAAGAAAGCTACATACAGAACCTTTGTGATTGATTCTAAAACCGGTAAATGGAAACAAATTGATCCAAAGGATATACCTCAGAACAAAATTGACGAACTGTGTGACAAGTTTGCGCTTGGCGCAGGTTATAAGCGCGTAGAGTAGCCACTGCGGTGGCTGTGCGGACAAGCTATAAAGGAGAAAACATGAAACAAAGAGCTTTTGAAATAGGAGTCGCAATTATGATGTTTGGTGCAACTGCTATGGACTCGGAAGGAATCGGATGGATTATTGCGGCAGGTATGGTGGTTGCTGGTGGAGTGATTTCGTTTGCAGCGTATGCATCAGAGAGACTTGAAAAAGAACGCCGGGAAACCGAGCGTCGCGTACAGCAGCTACGGAAAGCCAGTTGAAAGGAGAAAAATGCACATCAGTGGAATAAAGCGTATGTATCCGCAATATCCGAATAAAGCTTCGAATCTCACGTACCCGCGAAAGGAAAAGAAAAATGATGGGGATTTCAAGGAAGTGTTGGATGTGGAAATAAAAAAGATGGAATCAGCCGACCAAAGCAATGATTCCATCTAATTGGGGGGTTGTTTCTCTCGGAAAACAAAAGAAAAATAAGCATTAAAAATGCTATGCCTTTATTTTACAAGAAATATATTTAATGTGCAAGTGAAAAATATGAATTTACGTCAAATCGAATCGCTTGTAAGTGCGTATTTGCACTGCAAGGACGCAGAAAAGATTCTGAACAATGCAGGATCATTTATTTACACCGAAGCAGCGTGTCCGCTTATGGACGAGCCGATGGAGCAGATCTATGCGGCACTGATAGACGGACAGGATGATGAGACAGCGGACTGGATCTATGACCTGCTGCAAAAAGGTGAAGCAAAGGCAATTTATGATCTGCTGCAGGAAGGAGCCGATAATGGAAACGATCCAGGATAATTATGATTTCTTCCGGATGCATGAGGATGAGCAGGACAAATGGCTGGAACAACGGCCGGTGTGTGTCTGCTGCGGTGATCATATTCAGGATGATTATTGTTATGACGTTGGCGGAGAAATCTACTGTGAAGATTGTATGGTTTCATGTTTCCGGAAGGTGGTGTGATGTATTACAGACCCTGCCCCTATTGTGGGGCACATCTTGATCCGGGTGAATCATGTGACTGCCTGGAAAAGAAAAAGGAGAACAATAAAAACATCCTTGCAGCATATAGAAGTGGCAGGGATGGACAGATGGAAATGAAGTTGGAGGAACTATTAAATGCAGGACATTAATTTTTTAGTGGAACAAAAAAATGGAACGATTGGTATGAATTTTGATGAGGTCAAGGAAACGTTATCAAATGGATTGGAAGAATACAGACATATGACCTTTACTGAAGATTCCAAGACCGAAGCAAAGAAAACAGTAGCGAGTTTGCGAAAGCTCAAAAAAACAGTTAATGACAAGAAAAATGAAGTTAAAAAATCTTTTATGGTTCCGTATACGGATTTTGAGACCAAAGTAAAGGAACTGGATAAGTTGATTGATGAGCCAATTAATTTCATCAATGCGCAGGTGGAAACATTTGAACGTAATCGCGTGGAAGAAAGGAAAAGGCTGATTTCAGAAATTTATGATGAAGTTATTGCGGAGAATGAGGCTGTTGCTGAATATTTGCCATTACAACGTATTTATGACAGCAAGTGGGAAAATGCCACAACTACAAAGAAAGCGATTAAAGAAGCTATCACGGAGCATATCGAGCATGTAGAGAAAGATCTTGCAACTATCCGGGCAATGGAATCGGAATTTGAGGATAAAGGGTTGGAAAAGTACAAGATCACGTTGGAATTATCAGATGCTATCGGAAGCATGAACCAGTACCAGAAGCAGAAAGAAGAAATTATTAAGCATCAGAAAGAAGATGAAGAACGTAAAAGAGTGGAAGCAGAACGGAAAAAGGAGGCTGAACAATTGATTGTGCCTACCGCTCCGGAAGTACCGAACGAATTATTTACACAAGAAAAAGAAGAATTCGTAAAACCAAAGCCTTGCACAGATACAATCAGATATGAAGTGACTGCAGATCCATTCCAGGTCGTGCAGCTTGAATCTGCTATGCGTGAGTATGGTATTGAATTTCGGAGGGTATAAGAATGGCAGAAGCGGCAAGAAAGAAAATGAATATTTACGAATCCATATCTAAATGTATGGAAGAAATCGGAGCGGTCAGTAAGGATGCTGTGAATAAGCAGCAGGGATTTAAATATCGTGGTATTGATGCTGTGATGAACGCAATCAATCCAGCTTTGGTAAAGAATCATGTATTTATTGTACCGGAAGTGCTGGAACAGCAGAGACATGAACGAACGACAAAGAATGGTTCGGTGTTGATTTATTCCATTTGCAGGATAAAATACACTTTTTTCGCTGAAGATGGTTCCTGTATAGAAGCAGTGACAGTTGGAGAAGGAATGGATTCCGGAGATAAGGCAACCAATAAAGCTATGGCGATTGCATTTAAGTATGCGTGTTTTCAGGTGTTCTGTATCCCGACAGAGGAGATGAAAGATCCAGATGAAGAAACGCCCGAGCCGGTTACACCACAGTTTGTTCCGGCATCCGCAGAGCAGATGCATAAGATGGGAGAGTTTGTGTCCGCGTATGCAGAAATGTGTGAAGATGCCAAAGAATCGGATATATGGGGAAAGTTAAAAGAAAAATATCATTTCAATGGGACAAGCGAAATTTCGGCAGAAATGGCAGAAAAAATAATTACGCAAGTTGAGGTTTGGTATAAGGGAAAGAAAAATAAAATAGAGGGTGCTTGATGGAACTTACAGGGAAAGCAGTTGGAGCTTCACTTGATTTTGACACAAAACATTTTCGGATCACATTCGAGGTCAATGAAAATGATGTGGTAAAGAATGAATATGATAAGCTCAAAGGATATGAAAAACTGAAAATTAAAGCGGTCAGATACACACAGCGAAGATCATTAGACGCCAACGCATATTTTCATGTTCTTGTTGGTAAGATTGCGGATGTACTGACCATATCTAAGGCAAAGGCTAAGAATGTGCTGATTTGTAAATACGGGCAGCCCCAGTTGTTACCGGATGGAAAAATTATGGTATACAAAACGAATGCTCCCGAAGCATTTATGTGGGAGCAGGAAGCAATCCATTGTATTCCTGTTAAGTATGAGGAAAAAGCCACATTTTATAAGGTGTATCGCGGGAGCCATACATATGACACAAAAGAAATGTCGCTTTTAATAGATGGAACAGTAGCGGATGCGAAAGAACTCGGAATAGAAACTATTACACCTGCGGAGATTGCAGAGATGAAAGAGCGGTGGGGTGTATGAAACGGCTGTGGAGTGTTTTTACGAACGATATGGATCATTGTTATTTTACCGGTATTGCCCCAGTAGAGAGACACCATATATTTGGGGGAAATCCTAATAGGAAGAACAGTGAAAAATATGGATTTGTTATTCCGCTTGCACCTGATCTTCATCCGAATGGCGTACATGCCGGAAAAGATGCTGTAGATATTGATTTGAAACTCAAGCAGATGGCACAGATGTATTTTGAAGAACATTATGGTACCAGAAAAAAATTTAGAGAAGTTTTTGGAAAGTCGTGGTTATAGGTTGAAACACCTGCCGCAAGGCAAAAGAAACCGTTCATGCAGAAAGCCAGGATCTCTGGTGCCGATGGGTGCCAGATGGAAAGGAGAAATGATTGAATCAGTTAGAGATTTTTAAAAATAGAGAATTCGGAGAAATCCGGACGGTGGTTATAAATGCAGAACCATGGTTTGTAGGAAAGGATATTGCAGAGGTTTTGGGATACAGCAATTCCAGAAAGGCAATATTGGATCATGTAGATGATGAGGACAAGATAGATGGAGTAACGATTCGTGACTCCATCGGCAGAGACCAGGCAGCGGTTGTTATTAACGAATCCGGTTTATATGCTTTGATTTTCGGAAGCAAGATGGCAAGTGCAAAACGCTTTAAGCATTGGGTAACATCCGAAGTATTACCGCAGATCAGAAAGAATGGTTCCTATCAGAATCGGTTGACACCAGAAGAAATGATGAGGATTCAACTTGGAATGGTGGATGATCATGAGAACCGTATCGAACATCTTGAAAATACCATGACGATTGATTATGGTCGGCAGCAGGAATTAAAGAAAAGTGTAAATAAAAGAGTGATCGAGGTTCTTGGAGGTAAGAAAGCACCGGCATATAAGGAAATGAGTAAAAAGGTATTTACAGAGTGTAATCGTGACATTCAGGATTATTTTAGAGTCAACTCCAGAAACAATATTCCTGTATTACAGTTTGATGCTGCAATCAGTTATGTTGATGCATGAAATCCGAGCAATAATACAATTCTTGAGATAAGAAGCTGTAATGCTGGAATGGGTGGTGCAGATGGAGTATAAATTTACAATTCCGTTGAGACCGATCACGAAAAAGAACAGTCAGCGGATTATAAAAGATGGATCGGGAAAAGTTCGGATCATCCCGTCCGCAGCTTATAAGAAATATGAAAAGCAGTGTGGAACATGTATTCCGCATATTCAAACCATTGACCGGCCGGTGAATGTAAAGGCTGTGTATTATATGCCAAATCGCCGCAGGGTAGATCTCATAAATCTGCATGAAGCTTTGCATGATATTTTGGTGCATTACAAGGTACTGGCAGACGATAATTGCAAGATTATTGTTTCAACGGATGGAAGTTATGTGGATGTAGATAAATGGGAGCCACGAACTGAGGTAACAATTACAGAAGTAGAAACGGGGTGATGGCTTGGCAGAAAAGAACAGCTTCGTCATGTATACAGAGTATTTAAAGCATATCCAGAAGATGGACATGGAGCAGCGAGGGAAGCTGTTCACTGCCATCCTATGTTATGCGGCAGGCGAGGAAATACCGGAACTGGACGCTGCGGCAGATATGGCATTCAGCTTTATCCAAGATCGAATGGATCGGGATAATGCGGCATACATGGAGAAATGTGAGAAACGTAGGGAAGCCGGCAAACTTGGCGGCAGACCGAAAACAAATGCTTCTGATGAAAACCAAACAAAAGCAAAAAAAGCAAATGGTTTTTCTGAAAAGCAAAATAACCCTGATAATGATAATGAACCTGATAATGATACTGATATTAGTAGTAATGATAATAGAGTTATAGCACCTGCGGATAAAACGCTTTGTGCCGGAAAATTCCTCTTGAACGATGGAACAGAATACGAGGTGTCGGAGAACGACGTGGTTACATACCAGCAGCTCTATCCGGGGATCGACGTTAGACAGGAGTTGAGGAATATACAGGCATGGTGTCTGTCCAACCCTAAATACAGGAAAACAAGGGGTGGTGCAAAAAGGTTCATGAATTCATGGCTGTCCCGGTCACAGAACGGAGCACGGAAAGAACAGGCTGTGCCGGAAAAGAAAACCCGGAACCGGTTCAATGATTTCGAGCAGCGTGAATGTGATTATGCGGATTTGGAAAGAACATTGCTCAACACACCGGTCCGGTAGGTTGAAACACCAGCGAAAGCAAAAGAAACCATTGCAAGTGCGGAATTATAGTTATCACAAAAGCCATGTTCTTAACTTGCTGACACCGGGGCGGCAATCGCCCCATTACCAAAAGGGGTGAGAGAAATACATAAAAGCAATAAGGACAAACGTCTGGAGCGTGAAAATATAAAGCTGATCGGGCAGATCCAAGGATACGAAGATTCCAAGCCGGAACATCGGAACCCGAAAGCATACAAGAAATTTAAGGCAGAGCCTACTTACTACGGCAGTGGCAGGATTTGCAGCTATGGTGATAAGACGAAAGTCTGTGATCCGAGTTGCAGATTTTGGAACACCTGTGTAAAAGGGCGGAATGCTGGAAAGTGAGGAATAGTATGGGCGGAAATGTAGTAAGCAACCTTTGCTCATTGCCAGCAACGGATTTGAATTTTACATCAGAACTTAATCGGGCAACGGCATATCAGATTAAGCAGGCAATCGAGACAATGAAACAAAACGGTGGGAAAAATAAAGGCCGGATTAAAGCCTGTGAAAGAGGGCTGGAAAACAGAAGACTTACGAAAAAAGATAAGCATGGAAAGTATGTCTCTAAGGAGCATTTAAGTATTCTTTGCAACACGTTTTCATCGGAGCATAGGTTTAGGGCTATTCTGCAAAAACTTGGAGAACTCGAAGATGCTGAACGGCAGGGGGTGCTTTTACAGTTACCATGCAAGGAAGTGAACAGAATGGATAACAAGTGGATTCCGGTAAGTGAAAGGCTGCCGGAAGAATCATTTGGATGCTTGGTAACGGTTATGGACTATGAACCGTATATGCAAACTGATTTTGAGAATATACTTCCGTATTTTGTTGGATATGACGGTCACAGTTGGAATGATTCAGACGGAGAAGAAATTCCATTTGAAGTCATTGCCTGGATGCCGTTGCCGAAACCGTACCGGGAAAGCGAGGGATAGCATGGAGAGATTAACAGAAAGCAATCCATCGTGGATAGATGATGAATTATGGGAAAGGGCTTGCGAACCAGACTGTGAAGAAATAGACGCAGTATATCGGAAACTCAAAGACTACGAGGATGCCGAGGAGCAGGGATTACTTCTTCGGTTGCCGTGTGGAATTGGCTCAGATGTATATATAATTCCTAGCAAAATCAATTGTGAATTAAATATTTTAAGTCTGCACCCGGAGAACAACAAAGTTTATCATCAGAAAGTAGCCTTGATTACTTTTACAGAAAAAGGATGGTACATGGAGTGTGATAAGGATCGAGAATATGCAACAGACCGAATCCTGTCAGAAAAAATGTACAAGGAAACCTGGTTTTTATCACAAGAGGAAGCCGAAGCCAAGCTGAAAGAAATGGAGAAAAAGGATGTTTAATGAAATTTTCAATGTGATGAAATGCTTTCCGAAGAGTTATATTACTCAATTTGGAGAACTTATTTTATCAGACAAAGGGAATGTATATTTTACAGCAAAAGACTGTAATACACAGAAAGATATTATCTGTAAACTTTTAGAGTGGTGTTCCAGACCACTTGCAAAGGGAGAACCTTACCGCCAAGAGAAGAGAAATAAAGAATGGAGGGAATCACTTCTTTCTGGATACAATGAATATCTCGGAACACAATTCACGCAAGAGGATATGTACTGGATTTACGAGAAACTCGGAAACGCAGTCAATCACGAATTGACGTTGAAATTTATTACAAGCGGATATGATTTGAAGCTTGTATATCCGGAGAAAGGAGAAAGTCATGGAGAATAGATATTTATTCCGCGGAAAGCGGATTGATAATGGCGAATGGGTGGAAGGATATCTGTCATACCCATTTTTGCACGAAAAGGGCAACGAAAGTTATTATTTCTACGCAAAGGATAGTTTGGGTTTCTTCTGTCGTTGTGTTGTAGATGCATCTACTATCTGCCAATGTACCGGCTTAAAAGACAAGAACGGCAATCTGATTTGGGAGAATGATATTTTGATGTGTCATGGAAACTCAGAAGACCTTGTGAAAGCAGTTTTTGGAGAATTTAATGTAATCAACGCAGAAACACTGGAAGTTATTGATCGTGTTATTGGTTGGCATTATGAGGTTGTTCCAACAGATGCGCTAAGCAAGTGTGAGCCGTTCTGCTTTCCAATGCCACTTACAGAGGAATATGTAAAGACATGCGAAATGAAAGTTGTTGACAATCCGGAACTGTTGGAGGTGTAGGATGACGATTGATGAAGCCATATCTGAATTTAAAAAAAGAGCAGAAGATAGTAAAAAAATTTCAGAATTAGGCATGAAAAGTTACATTCCAAAGGAAAAAGAAGAGAAACAGCTTGCGGAGTGGTTGGAAGAGTTGAAATCATACAGAGCTTCGGTATTTAGTGGAGATATGACAAAGAAAATGCTGAAAGAAGAATATTGCAAGGCGGTTGATGATTTTGCAGAATCGGTCAAAAATTTAATCGTAGATTTGTCTGTAATCAGGTTTAAAGACATTGATGAGATAGCAGAACAGTTAAAGGTAGGTGATGAAAAACGACGAGACTGATTGATGCCGGGTTGGTTTTAGACAAATTAAGCGGACGTCTTGAAAGCATGAAAGATTATGATGCAGTAAAAGATGTGATTAACAATATGCCGACTGCATACGACGTGGACAAGGTTGTAAGACAGTTGGAAGCATACAGTAATGCAGACGAAGCAGAAAGACTTGGAACAATGCCAGTAGTGGAGCTTGCAGACACAATTACAATCGTGAAAGGCGGTGGAGTAGATGGCTAAAGCAGTATTGGTTACGGATATGCCGGAACAGGTGTGCCAGAAATGCACATTGTGCTATGAGACAGAGAATGAAGACGAATACCTGTGTTGTGCGACAGGGAAACTTGTACCAGACGGAGAAAAGCCGGAATGGTGTCCGCTCCGGGAACTGCCGGAGAAGAAAGATAGAAATTCCCCAGAAAGGGTTGAGTACGGAAATTTCGGCGAGGAATATATAGCCGGTTTTAATGACTGTATTGACAAGATTTTAAAATAAATCGAAAGAGGGTGGAGCATATGGCGGATAAAGTCAAATGGCTTAATGAAAACTGCCACAAATGCGGAGGACAGATGAATAGTTGGGATGCGCGGTTGACTAAGACTTTCAAAGTCCGGAATACATGCGAGAAGTGTTTTTGTAAGATTTATGACATGGATCAAGAAGCGTTCCGTAGTCAAATGGAAGATTTCTGGGGCATCCGCCCATGTCAGGGGATCTGATTATGGAATATAACGAATTGACCAAGCGGTTACTTGCAGAAGGTTATACTGCCGACCATCATCCTGATTATGTACAGGTAAATACAAGCAGACTTCCCGGTAATGATCCGCTGAACAATCTTTCTGGTGGGTTTGAGTATAAGCGATTCTACAGAGATAGCATTGTTTACAAGACTGGCTGTGGGAAGTTTATAATGGGAAGCCATGTGATGGACAATCTAGGATGTGGAATCGATTGGAGCCATGAAAATAATAATCCGGTGTTCCGCTGCCCTTATAGTAAACCAGAGTGTGAGCACAATGATCCAAGATTATATGGCACGCATGGTGGCGGTTTGTGTATTCAGTGTTTTTGCACTTGCCACAGAACAGATGATGAACCATACGATTATGAGAACAGCATTGAAAAAGCCAATAGAGAGCGTGAGGAAGAAAAGAAGCGTAAGTACGAGGAATACTCTGGTGCTCATAGCGGTAGAGTTTGCCAGAACCACATGTTTTATGATGAGCGAACCAGAACGTGGTCGCAACATTATGATCCGATTCGATGTGCCCACATGTGCTGTTCGAATGGGTACTGCCCGATTTTAGGTCGCCAGCTTAACAAAAAGCGCGGAAATGTTTACTACGATCTGAAAGAAAGTGGCGCGGTAAAGAAAACTGATGGCCAGATAGGACTTTTCGATCGTGATCGTTGGGAACGAGCCACAAAAGGGATACGATTTTTGAAAAAGCCGTGCAGTATGGATATCTGCGAAGCTATCGCTAAAACGCAAGGTGGCAAAATTCGTCATCATTACGCAATCAATCATACGAGGGAGATGATGTTCGATCCAACGTGGAAATTTGAAATTTACAATATTCGGGCAGAATCTAAGCAGAGCCGTGATCTGATGCAAGATTTACAGGATTTACGGGAAGGAGTGGAAATCGTATGGGAAGATGACCAGATAAAGGAAGACAAGGAACGCAAAAAGAAGAAAAGGCAGGAAGCAAAACAAAAAGCTATTGATCGGCTTGAAAAGAAGCTGATAGAGGTTGGCTATGAAAATCTTCCGGACACATCCATTGACCGTGTGCACGCGGATAAGTGGCTGGATTCGGAGCGATTGGAAGAGCTGGAGAATATCCGGCAACAGAAAATAAAAGAAGAACAGGAGAAGCCTGTACAACTTAGCCTGTTCAGTCTTTTGTAAATATCGACTTAAGTCACAGGTCGAACACCTGCAATTGCGCTTGTCATATATGAAACTGTAACACTAATAAACTGTTTGCTGAAATTTCCCATAGAAATTCCCCCTTTCGTATAGATAAGTAAAAACAAAGATGCGACGATTAGGAACATTGTTACTTTGACAAAGTGCGACAAGTGACGATACATTGTGGCTCCAGCCTGTGCATTTGCAACCTGTGGCTTAAATCGATGATACATCAATATTATAGCGTAGAAATAACAAATAATCAAGAAAGGAGCCGAACCTCCGGCCGGGGTAACGATATATCGGGTTCCTTTGAAAAAATGAAGAATAGTGAATTAAAAGAATATGTAAACAGCTTTCCGGATGATGCACCGGTGAGTATTATCTGCGCGAATCCAAGAAAAAGAAAACTGTACAAGTTGGAAAATGTAATGTGGGTGACAGACCAAGGGCAGCCTTTGATCCTTATTGACATTGGAAAAGAATCGGATATGGATGCAGAAATGATATCCGCTTGCAAAGAGGATGAAAAGTCTGCGGATGATCTGGAAGGACAGATGCAGATCGAGGACTTCCTGGAGGTGATGCCATGATTAACGGAGATTTAATTATTGATTGCTTTGCTGGTGGTGGCGGTGCAAGCGTAGGGATTGAGATGGCACTTGGACGCCCGGTTGACATTGCAATTAATCACGATCCACAGGCAATTCGAATCCACAAAATCAATCATCCGAGTACTTTACATTTGACAGAAGATATTTTCAAAGTTGATTTACAGAAATATGTAGGTGGCAGACATGTTGCACTTATGTGGGCATCGCCGGACTGTACAAGCCATAGTAAGGCGAAAGGCGGGCAGCCCAGAAAGAGAGGGCTGAGGATACTTCCGTGGGCGGTATACAAACATGCAAAAACAATTTTGCCGGATGTGATCATTATGGAGAATGTGGAAGAAATCCAACAGTGGGGACCGCTGGATCCGGACGGTCATCCGATACCGGAACGTAAGGGAGAGGACTACAGAAAGTTTATATCATCGATGCAGTCACTCGGGTATGCATTCGATAGTAGGGAGCTTGTAGCTGCTGATTATGGCGCACCGACAACACGTAAGAGATGGTATGCGATATTCAGGAGAGACGGCAAAGCGATTGTTTGGCCAGAACCTACGCATAGCAAGTCTGGTATTGTATTACCACGATGGAAACAGTGTGGAGATTATATTGATTGGTCAGATTTAGGAAAATCAATTTTTGATCGAAAAAAGCCGCTTGCTGATGCGACAATGGCGCGAATCGCAAACGGTATACAAAAATATATCATTGATGATCAGCATCCGTACACTGTGAACGATAAACGAGCCATGGCTTTTTTAATTCAGTATTATAGCGAAACGAAGAAAGGTGATGCGAGAGGTCAGACGTTGTGTGAACCAATTAAGACCATTGATACAAGCAATCGATACGGACTTGTTACTGCTTTTATTACAAAATTCTATAAGACGGGGATCGGGCAGAGATGCGGTGAGCCGATACATACGATTACCACGTCACCAGGACATTTCGGACTGGTATCCGCTTTTCTGATTAAATATTACGGAACTGGTTGCGGTCAGCCAGTGGCAAGTCCTCTTGCAACAATTACAACAAAGGATCGGTTCGGACTTGTGAATGTGATAATTGAAATTGACGGTGAGGAATGGATAATAGCAGATATATTTCTGCGAATGCTGAATGCTACCGAATTAAAGCTTATGCAAGGATTTCCACCGGATTACATCTTAGAACGTGATATAAGCGGCAAGGCAATTCCTGTAAAGGAAAGGGTTGCGAAGATTGGCAATAGTGTTGTACCGATAATGGCAGAGGCACTTGTGGCTGCAAATTGTCCATATCTTATTGTTGGAGAGCGGATACCGAATATGGTGATATCGACAGAACAGACCGGACAGCTCCGGTTTGCGTAACTATTCCTTTTCACATACCGCATTTTTGGCAGCAATATTTGCCAGCATGTCACTCAGCACTACCAGATCAGCAGCGAGGATGGCAATTTCATCGTCAGACATACAGCCGGCAAGCTGGCAGGCGAGTGTTGAAAGAAAATAAAGGTTTGAACAGTTTTGCATGGGATCACCAGAGAGGTTTTATATATTTTATGTGTCTGCGGTGAAACTGTGCGAAAAATCTTTGAATTTTAGAATTAGATAACAAAACCAAGCGATCATATAGCACCTCCTATTATGTAGTGTATGCGGATCAAGTAACATTTATTTGTTTAGAATATGGTTTGGCAGAACAGACAATATATTTGTCGAAAAATGTGAACATTGACAATTGAATATAGCTGGTATGGATGCTATACTATGCATGAAAATGGGGGAGCGATATGGGAAAAGATAAGGAAAAGAAAGTAATATTTTCAGAAGAAATAGATAGTAGCATAGATGGCTTTGCATTAGGCATAACGTTTGTATTAGTGGCATTTTTCGAAGTCTATTTTAAGATATTTGGAAATAGAATGGTAGAGATTGTATTAGCAATTGGACTGTTACTTTTCGGAATTTTTGGAACATTAATAGAAATTGGGAAGATTAGTACAGATAATATCAAAGGCGGTGATGACCTAGTTACGGGACTGTTTCTTGCGGCTCCTTCGGTTTTTATAATCTTCAAGTTCAACAAGGTGATTTTAAATATTATTATGTTTATCGTACTTGCGTTTGGAATTTTTGGAGCAATGAAGGGAGTAATTGAGATCTTATATTCTTTAAAAATCAAAAGAAGAAAGACCGAAAATAAAAAAGTTGAGGTAATGCAGATTGTAGTGGCAGCTACTGAAGTGGTAGCGTTGGCTGTTGCGATAATTCAATTAGTCAATGAAGTTTCTGCATAAAGTTAATAAATAAAATAGTAGTATAAACCAAGTGCCAACCGGAGTACTTGGTTTTTTGTTGCTACAATGAAAGGGGGAATGTCTTGTGAACGAAGAGGAAGTATTCGAAATCTGCAATCAAGTAGACAGCTTCATAGCGGAATATTTGGCAGAGTCCATCGTGATCGGGACAAGCTACGATATGCTGGAAGCGCACCACGGTATTCTCCCAATCAGCAGGAATTGCTTTTACCGGAGGCGGCGGATTGTGCAGCGGATCATAAAGCAGAGGATGGGAAGCATTGAGGAGGAAAAGAACGGACAATTGAGGATGGTGTGGTAATTATAATGGAGAATGCTATCGAAAAATGTTATAATGAGTGAAAAAGAAGGGAGAGATTAGATGAATGCATACGAAGTGATTCAAAATTTGGCAATAGGTGTTGTGAGTGGCATATTTTCAGGCGTTATAGTTTCTATGGTGTTCTACATATTGGGTAACTACCAAAACGAGATTGAAGATGCAAAAAGAATTCTTATGCCGTTATATGAAGTGGTAGTTTTAGAAAAAGCTGTTCAAAAATATGGAATAAAAAACAGTAAAGAATGTATACAAATAATCAAAAAAGATGTAGATGAGGTAGCATCAAATTTAGATCCAAGCATATATAATTATAGCTTAAGAAGAATAATGTTTGATATCAATGAAATTATTACAAATGGACAATATTATAAAAGAGATGGTGCGGAACTGATATTTGATGAGAATAAATTGCACGATTTTGCGATTGCCATGCAACCACAATTAGATTCTCTAATTCAGTACGAACGCGATTTCAGAAAAGGCTTTACAGAAAGAATTATTAAGAGTAAATTTATGCTGATTATGGGGGGCGTTGTTATTGCAATGGTTGCAGTTATAGTAATTGCTTAGCAACACAAATTGGTACAAATCCATGAAATCTCCATGTTAAAATTACTATAGAGTAGTAATTGAACAGGGAGGGAGAAGCGTGGAAAAAGAAAACGAACTGAAAAAGGAGTATCTGCGATCATATACACCAGCGGTCAGTGCTGCGCGCCGGATAGAGGAAGAAATTGAGCAGTTGAGAGCAGACAAGATGGCACCGGCGCTTGTCATGGATGATATGCCACATGCCCATGATCAGAAAGATCTCTCTGACTACGCTGCAAAGTTGGACGAGCTGGAGAGGAAACTTATTAAAGCACGGTATGAGCGCATAGATCTATATGCAGATATATTCGCAGATATTGAGCGTTTAGAGGATGAGACAGAAAAGGCAGTATTGACATACAGATACCTTCGGAGACAAAGTTGGGAAGAAATCTGTGTAAAGCTTGGATATCAGTGGGCACAGGTCCATCGGATTCATGCCAGGGCATTGAAACATTTCAATCCGACAGGTGGATATTATGAGATTTTGATCAAAAAAATGAAAGATGATACACAATGATACACTTATCTGTGGTATGATTGTAGCGTGAAAGAGCGTAAGAGGAAATGATTCCCCTTGCGCTTTTTTCGTCTTTTGACTACTGGGGCATCATGAAACACAGGGGTGTCCCACTTCTCCCTAAAAAGAAACAGGCAGGTGATATTATTGGCAAGGAGTCCGAACCAAAAGGCAGAAAAAGCCCGAGAACTGTATAAAGGTGGAATGAAGCTGGTTGAGATTGCAAGTCAACTAGAGGTTCCTGCCGGGACAGTTCGGAGATGGAAAAGTACATACCATTGGGATGGTGAGCAGCAAAGCGAGCTTCAACAGAACGATGATGAACGGGACTTTTTTAATGCAAAAGAAAGAAAATACAATTCTAGGTCAACTGGCATTATAAACAATATAGTTAATTGTCTAGGCAATGTGATTTCTTCTGACAATATTGACTTGATAACCAAGGAAAAGGCATGCGAGACGCTTGTGAAAATTGCTTGCGAAAAAAATGCAAGAAAGAAGATTTGCGATATTGTTCGTAAATCGGAACTAAAAAAGAGAGATGCAATCAGCGAAAGCCAATGGAATAGATGCATGGATTTTTTTAGAGATAAAAGTGGAAAATCATGCTGTGCGTATTGCGGAATTCAAACAAAACAGTTAGAAAAGGATCATGTAATATCTTTTTCAAAGGGCGGATGTGCATCTGCTGATAATATTCTTCCTGCGTGTAAAAGGTGTAATACAGCAAAGAATGACAAGAATATATATGATTGGTATACAAGAAGCAATGTCTTTTCAAAATATAGGATGAAAAAAATAGTTGAGTATCTAAAAGAAGTAGGCGGTGATGTCTATGAATAAAAATGAATCCGCTGAAAAAGACTATATGTCTGGGATGAAATATAAAGACATTGCAGATAAATATGGAGTGTCAATAAATACTGTCAAGAGCTGGAAAAAAAGGTACAACTGGGAGAGAAAAAAGGGGTGCACACAAAATAAAAAAGGGTGCACACAAAAAAAGTTAGAAAAAAAAGCTGTGGCTGATGAAGTTAAGCAGGTAATGCAGAACACCGATTTGACCGATAAGCAACAGCTTTTTTGCATATATTATATCCGGTGTTTCAATGCCACCAAGGCATACCAGAAAGCGTACGGTGTTGATTATGCGACTGCAGCATCCATAGGCTATCGTTTGTTGGAGAAAGATGGAGTAAAACAGGAAATCCATAGGTTGAAACAGGACCGTCTCAACAGAGAGTTCCTAAGCGAATCCGATGTATTCCAGAAGTACATGGACATTGCTTTTGCAGATGTGACTGACTTTGTAGAGTTTGGAAATGAGGATGTGGATGTGATCCTGGACACAGGAGAGCGAAAGACCATCACAGTAAGCCATGTCAATATCAAGAATGATGCGGACGTGGACGGAACGATCATTTCCGAAGTATCCAAGGGCAAGGACGGCGTAAAAGTAAAACTTGCTGACCGAATGAAAGCCTTGCAGTGGCTTACGGATCACATGGATCTTGCCACCGAGAAGCAGAAAGCAGAGATTGCATTACTGAAAGCCAAGGTACAGACAGACGATGGCGAGGAGCTTGCAGACGATGGGTTCCTTGATGCTCTGAACGGCACAGCTGCGAAGGATTGGGGCGATGAAGAAAATTAAGAGGATTTTCAAATTCCAACCGTTTTCACAAAAACAGCGCATGGTGCTGAATTGGTGGTGTAAGGATTCACCGGTAAAAGACAGCGACGGCATTATTGCTGACGGAGCAATCCGATCTGGTAAAACGGTGAGCATGTCACTTTCGTTTATTATGTGGGCGATGAGCTCATTTAATGGCGAGAGTTTTGCCATGTGTGGAAAAACAATCGGTTCTTTTCGAAGAAATGTACTGTCTGGATTAAAGATGATGCTCCATAGCCGCGGTTATACCGTTGCAGATCATCGGGCTGATAATTTGGTTATCATTACAAAAGGTGATGTGGCCAATTATTTCTATATATTTGGCGGTAAAGACGAACGATCACAGGATCTCATTCAGGGTATTACCTTGGCTGGGGTCTTTTTTGATGAAGTTGCGTTGATGCCAGAAAGCTTCGTGAACCAGGCAACAGGGCGATGTTCTATTGATGGTTCAAAGTATTGGTTCAACTGCAACCCGGATGGACCATACCACTGGTTCAAGACCGGATGGATTGATAAGAGAGAAGAAAAACATCTGTTGTATCTGCATTTTACAATGGATGATAATCTCAGCTTGTCAGAAAAGATCAAAGAGCGATACCGCAGCATGTACACCGGTGTATTCTATCGACGATATATTCTTGGATTGTGGGCGATGGCAGAGGGCATTATTTACGATATGTTCAACACTGCCAAGCATGTGATTTCCAGTCTGGCTGATCTGACCAATGCAAATTATTATGTGTCCTGTGATTATGGTACGCAAAATGCAACAGTATTTCTGCTGTGGTGCAAAGAGCGCTCCGGGCGGTGGGTATGCTGCCGCGAGTATTATTATTCCGGCCGTGACGAAGAAAGGCAGAAAACAGATACAGAGTATGCGGATGATCTGGAACAATGGCTTGCCGGGATAAACCCGGTAAAGATCATTATTGATCCATCTGCAGCATCGTTTATAGCTGAACTGAAAAAGCGCGGTTATGCGATCAAGAAAGCGAAAAATGATGTACTGGATGGTATCCGTTTTGTGGCATCCCTGCTGAATCAGGGAAAAATTGCGATCAGTGACCAGTGCCCGAATACAATCAAAGAATTTGGATCGTACATATGGGATCAGAAAGCATCGGAGCACGGAGAGGATAAACCGGTGAAACAGCACGATCATGCGATGGATGCGTTGAGATACTTCTGTTATACGATTATCCGTAAGCATGGAAGCATCGGCATTTTGAAATGAGGTAGAAAATGAAAAATATGAAAGTGAATATCCTTGGAACTGAATACACGATTGAAACCCACAAAGTATCAGAGGACAGTTATTTGGAGAAAAATAAACTGGCTGGATATTGTGGAGAAGAAAGCAAGCTGATTGTGATTGCGGATATGTCAGAGGGAAAGTATTTCTCCGGCATGGATGAAAAGGAGCAAGAGGTATATCGAAAGAGAACCTTAAGACACGAAATCATGCACGCATTCTTGAATGAGAGTGGATTATCCGATTCCTCAAATCAGTATGGCGGTGCATGGGCGAAGAATGAGGAAATGGTTGATTGGTTCGCTATCCAGTCTCCGAAGATTTTTGCGGTATATCAGAGCTTTGACATTTTGGGAGAATAACAATGGACATCGAAATAATGAAACAACTGATAAAAAAATACGAACCAGGTCATGCGGCTTTTGTGACACGGGCAGCAGTGGCAGAGCGGTATTACCGGAACGAGACAGATATCTTATTCCGGGATAAGCCAAGGGAAGAGAAAGAGGAAGCGGACAATCCGCTGCGCAATGCCGACAACCGGATTCCGCGGAACTTTCACGGGCTGATCGTGAATCAGAAAGCGTCTTATGCATTCACAGCCCCACCACTGTTTGATGTGGGGAATGTGACAGCAAACAAGCGTATTACGGAAGCGCTTGGGGACGAATATGCCAAGAACTGCATGGAATTGTGTGTGAATGCCGCAAATACTTCAATCGGCTGGGTGCATTATTGGACAGGCGATAGCGGTTTTGAATGGGCGGTAGTTCCAAGTGCACAGATTATCCCGGTATTTGACCGGAGTTTGAAAAGACGTCTGATTGGTGCCATGCGCGTGTATCCGGATATTGATGAGGATACCGGAGATAATTACACAGTGTACGAATACTGGACGAACACAGAATGCCAGGCATTCCTGAGAAGAACCGGTGATGAACTGGAAATGCTTGCGTATTATGACATGTTTATTGATCCTGCCAGCGGAGAGATGACTGCCAGCTACAGACATGATTTTGGAGAGGTGCCGTTTATTCCGTTTTATAACAACAATGTGCATACTGATGATCTACGTAACATAAAGCCGCTGATAGACGTATATGATAAGGTCTACAGCGGTTTTATTAATGATCTGGATGATATACAGGAATTGATTTTTGTGTTATCCGGATACGGAGGGGAAGATCTGAACAGCTTCCTGTCAGACCTGAAAAAATATAAGACCATCAAGGTAGACGGGGATGAGGGCGGTGCGGTTTCTACTCTCAATATTGAAATTCCGATTGAAGCCAGAAACAGTGTGCTGGAAGCTACCCGAAAGGCAATCTTTGAGCAGGGACAGGGCTTTGACCCGCAGCCGGAGAACTTCGGGAATCAGTCGGGTGAAGCACTGAAATTTATGTACAGCTTATTAGAGATGAAAACAGGACTGATGGAAACGGAATTCCGGCTTGGGTTTGCGCGGCTCATCCGGGCAATCTGCAAGGCACTTGGCATTTCCTGTGGCACGATTATCCAGACATGGACCCGTACCTGCATCAAGAACGATACGGAACAGGCGCAGATCTGCAAGGATTCAGTTGGGATTGTCAGCAAAAAGACGATTCTGAAAAATCATCCGCTTGTTGAGGACGCAGACGAAGAATTGAAGCAGATCGAAAAGGAAGAAAAAGAAGCACAAGAAAAGGCTGATCTGTATGCAGGAACATTTATTAAAAGCGGAGGAAGCGGGGATGGCAAAGATAGTGATGCCGAGGAAAATCAGAAAAACTCACAAAATCAAGATAATTCGAGTAGAGCTTGAAATAGAGTTTATAAAGCCGATTATTGGTAGAATTTTAATCCTGTTCTTTTGGCTTTTAGGCATCAGAGTAATTAAAGCAGAGATTTATGGACAGAAAATCTACCTGATATGTATTCCTAAGTTCTACTATGCAAAATAAAGGGGCTGCTGATGAAAAATAGTACCTACTGGAAGAAACGCTTTAAGCAAATAGAAGAATCCCAACATCGGAAAGGGCTACAGTGCTATAAGGATATTGAAAAACAGTATATGATCGCGCAGAGCCAGTTGGAGGCAAAGATAAATGCATGGTATCAGCGGTTTGCAAAAAACAATGAAATTTCTCTTGCAGAAGCACATAGGCTGTTGAATTCCAATGAACTTGAGGAATTAAAGTGGGACGTGCAGCAGTACATCAAGTATGGAAAAGAAAATGCCATCAATGGCCAGTGGGTGCAGGAATTGGAAAACGCTTCCGCAAAAGCACACATAAACAGACTGGAATCGCTGAAGCTACAGATGCAGCAGTCTGTGGAAGTGATGTTCGGCAATCAGTTGGATAGTGTGGATGCCACTCTGCGCAATGTTTATCAGGCGGGATTTTTCCATACTGCCTATGAGATTCAGAAGGGGATTGGAACCGGATGGAGTTTTACATCCCCGAATGATCGGCTGATTGATACAGTGGTCCATAAGCCTTGGGCGGCAGACGGGCAAACGTTTTCAGACCGGATCTGGACGAACAAACAGAAGCTGGTCAATGAATTGAACACCACCATGGTACAGAACATAATTACCGGGGCTGATCCGCAGAAGACGATTGATGCCCTGGCACGGAAGATGAATGTATCAAAACAGAACGCGGGCCGCTTGGTTATGACAGAACAGGCGGCTTTTTCCAATGCAGCGCAAAAGGATTGTTTTGCAGAACTTGGGGTGGAACAGTTTGAAATATTGGAAACATTAGATAGTTTTACATGCAGCCTTTGTGGTTCTATGGACGGGCAGCATTTCCCTATGAGTCAGTATGAAATTGGTGTGACAGCTCCGCCGTTCCATCCGAACTGCCGTGGGTGTACCTGCCCATACTTTGAAGATGATTTTGGAGTGCCGGGAGAACGTGCAGCGCGTGGTGAAGATGGAAAAACATATTATGTACCAGGCAATATGACATATGAAGAGTGGAAATTCTCTTTTGCAGATGGTAACAATGCAGCGAAAGACCGGTTGGGGATTATCACAAACAATAATAAAAGCAACCCGAACTATTATGATTTTAAGGGTAAAAATGTGGATACGGTCGAGTCGGAAATCTGCAAGTTCGACCATGAGGTTGGAGTTATATTTTACAATGGGAAAGCGGTAAATTGCCAGTTGGGAAATGAGGATACTATAGAATTTACGAAGTATCAGCTTAAAATGATGAAAGGAAAAGATGTTACTCATAATCATCCATTGAGTACGCCGCCGTCCCCAGAAGATCTGTATCTGCTGGTAAATTATAAAGTCAAAAGTTTCAGAACCTGTGGGGAAAACGGTACATATGTGTTAGAATATAATGAACAGGTAGAAAAACTTCCAGATTTCAAGACATTTAGTGATACATATGACGAAATTATATATGAATTACAAGATAAATATTATGATGAAGTGAAACATGGAATGAAACAAGAGGATGCGATCATATTACTTGGAGAGGCTGCTTGGGAAAGATTGTATGAACTATATAATGTCAAACCTAGATTTGAAAGGCGGTAATTGTCATGAGCAAATATAAACCATATGAAATAGATAGATATAAGCTGAATCTGTTTTGCGTATGTTTGAACTGCAGTAAATACAGAGGCTCAAGAAACGATTTTTCAAAATATTGTGATGCTTATCCCAAAAATCTTCCATCTGAAATTTGGAATGGAAAAAATGTAAAATGTCCGCATTTTGAAGAAAAGCAGGGGTGATAGTATGGTGAAACTTATAAAAACATTAGATGTTCAAAACGCATCATTGAATGTGATCACAGCTGGCAGACGGTTGCCACTTGCACAATTTACCGGGAAAATCGAAATTACAGAACACCAGAGTATGACACCTGTTCTTGGTAGAAGGTGTAAAGGAGAAAAGAAAATCTATGCATCATTCATTTTATGTCAGAATATTGAATATCAGACAGATGATGAGTTTAATGCAGGAAAAGTATATGAAGCAGTTGGAGATGTGCAGGGGGAGCAGTCTTGTGAAAGACTGATTTTCTCAGGACTTCGTTTTGAAGATATAGATCCGTTGAAAGGAACTGTGACACTTGAAGTGACAGATCTGGAACTGATCCGGAAAATGATAGAAATGTAAAATTGAAAGTTACCACCAGTCAGAAATGATATGGTGGTATTTTCATACCCAAAATCAATAATAACAGGGCAACCGGAAATCTATGAACCGAACAGCGCAGAGGTGACGCTAAGTAAGTTTCTCCGGCAGTCCTGTTTTTATATTGTCCGAAAGCCTTATGACATGAAAACTGCCGGCAGAAACCCGTATCAGGGAAATATTGATAAGCGTGGCTGCAAATAAAGCCAGAAAGGAAGTAACCCATGAAGTTAGAAGAATTGTTAGGAGAAGAACTGTATAAACAGGTCAAAGAGAAAATTGATGCGGCAAATGCGAATGAATCGGACAAGTTAAAGCATATCAGGTATGCAGATCTGTCAGAGGGCGAGTATGTCAGCAAAGGCAAGTATGATACCGCCGTGGCAGAAAAAGAGAATCTTGCCGGTCAGATCAAAACGCTTAATACTACGATCGGAGATCTGAAAAAGAACAATGCAGACAATGAGACATTACAGAACACCATTGCGGATCTGCAGACGAAGTTGAAAGATCAGCAGACAGCCAATGAGAAGATCTCAAAGACCTATGCGCTGAAAGAATCCCTCACAAAACAGGGAGTGCTTGATCCGGACTATCTGATCTACAAAGCAGGTGGGCTTGATAAGTTTATGTTTGACAAAGAGGGCAAGCCGGTCGGTGTAGAGGAAGCGGTAAAGCCATATAAGGAAGATAAAGCGATGGTACATTTGTTCAAACAGGAGCAGAAACCGCCGTATCATCCGCAGGGTGGCACAGGTGGTACCGGTGCTGTAAATCCATTTGCAAAAGATACCTTCAATCTGACAAAACAGGGTGAACTTTTAAAATCTAATCCGGAACAGGCAAAGGCAATGGCCGCAGCCGCCGGAGTGACAATTTAAGAAAGAGAGGAAAATGATTTATGGCAATTACAAAAATTGCAGATGTGATTGTACCGGAGCTGTTTAACCGGTATGTAATCAACAGAACAATGGAGCTGTCCGCGTTTTTTAAGAGTGGAATCGTGGTAAACAGCCCGGAATTTGACACACTGGCAAGTGAAGCGGCCAGAACACACAATATGCCGTTCTTTGAAGATCTGAATGGAGAATCGGAACCAACACTTGAGGATGTGAAGATGACACCGGCAAAGATCGGTTCTAACAAAGATGTATCCACCACAATTCTTAGACAGAAGATGTGGGCTGCTACAAATCTTTCCGCGGCATTGGCTGGAGATGATCCAATGAAAGCAATCGGTGATCTGGTAGCGGGTTACTGGGCGCGAGATATGCAGAAAGAGTTGATCGCGATCCTGTCCGGCGTGTTTGGAACGACAACCGAGGACCCGGTTGGTACTCCAAAGCAGACAACAAGAATGGCAGACCATATTCTTGATCTGACAGCGGGAAAATCGGAACCTGCCAAATTGATCAGCGCATCCGCATTTATTGATGCATGCCAGCTTCTTGGGGATGCACAGGCACAGCTTTCCGGTGTTGCAATGCATTCCGCTACGAAATCTTATCTTAAAAAGCTGAACCTGATCGAGACAGAACGGGATTCTACGGATGTGGAGTTTGATACTTATCAGGGTAGACGCGTGACCGTGGATGATGGATGCCCGGTAACAGGGGAGGGTATCTATACTACATATCTGTTTGGTAATGGAGCAATCGCATATGGAAATGGATCTCCGGTTGGTCATGTTGCAACAGAAGTGGACCGTGATAAGCAGACCGGTGGTGGTATTGATTACCTGATCAACCGAAAAGCGTTTATCCTCCATCCAAGAGGAATTGCATACACCGGAGCAAAGCGTGACCACGTAGAGACTCCGACAAGAGCAGAGCTTGCTATGGCAGAGAATTGGAAGCCGGTATATGAGCCGAAGCAGCTTAGAATCGTAGCAATCAAGCATAAGATCGGATAGCCTATGGAGCTGGCAAAGTTAAAAGCACTACTTGGAATTGAGGGTGATTCTAAGGATGTGGTGCTTGAATTTGTCATTGCAGATGTGGAAGAAATCATTAAGAACTACTGTCATGTGGAGGAAATGCCGGATGGGTTGCAAAACACCGGCTACCGCATGGCAATGGATCTGTATCGGAATGAGAATATTGGAAGTGAGACGGGAGCTGTTGGTTCTGTCTCCTCAATTTCCGAGGGCGATACTTCTACATCATTCCGTCAGTATGTGGATGATAATTTCAAGGATACAGTGCTGAAAAATTATAAATCTTCATTGAACAGATACAGGAAGGTGGCGTGGAAATGATCGCGGATGCAATCAAGCAGGCACAGGCACTTGCAAGGAAAGCCCAGGAAGCCACATATGATGGCAGATGTACGGTTATGGAGCATCAGAAAGCAAAAGATCCAAAAACAAAGATTACCACAGAAAAAGATGTGGTGGTATTGGAAGATGAACCATGCCGCTTATCATATTCCAGTGTTAGTGCAGTGGATCAGACGGAATCAGCTGCAAAGACCGCACAGGTTACAAAGCTGTTTTTATCTCCAGACGTGCAGATCAAGCCGGGAGCAAAGATTACAGTAACACAGGCTGGTGTGACACAAAACTATAAATGCGGCAGTGTGGCAGCAGTATATCCGACGCATCAGGAGATTGTGTTGCAATTATCAGAGAGGTATGCATGATGGGAATGGGAAGCGTGGATATGCGGGAGTTGGTAAAGCTACAGGAGAATCTTAAAAAACTGGAGGATGAAGCAAAACGGCAGCAGTTTTGTGAAGCAAGTGCGAAGAAACTTGCTGCCAGATTACTTACATATGTTATTAAACGTACTCCAGTTGGAAATTATTCTTATGAGGTCACTGCAACAGCAAAGCGTGACGGTAAAAAGCATAAAAAAGGTGAGCAGTATACTAAAAGGATAAATCCATCGGGAAGAAAAGGCGGTGTTTTACGCCGTGGGTGGATTTCAAAAACACCAGAAGAGGCTGCGAAAGGCGGAAGAGTTTCTATGGATGAAATACTTGCATATGTAAATGGAGTACAGGTGAAAAAGTCTGGAAAGCAATACATAATTGAAATTAAGAATCCGATAGAATATGCAAGTTATGTTGAATACGGACATGTACAAACTCCAGGAAGATATGTTCCTGCCTTGGGAAAACGATTAAAGAAAGCATGGGTTCAGGGAAAACTTATGATGACAAAATCGGAAAATGATGTAAAGAGAATTGCTCCAAAACAGTTAGAAGCAGAATTTTATGAATTTTTGAAAGGGGCATTCAATGATTAACAACGTGATAGCCGGGATAGCAATTGCCCTGAACCAAGAGTTTGGGGATGATTATGAAATTTATACAGAGGAAATAAAGCAGGACTTGAAAGAGCCTTGCTTTTTTATTACCCTCTTAAATCCATCCAAGACAGATTTCCCATCCAAACGGTATTTGATGGACAATCCATTTTGTATACAGTATTTCCCGGAATCGGAGGACAATCCGAATAGTGAATGCCGCGATGTAGCTGATCGTATGTTATGGGCGTTGGAGAATATTACGCCTTTGGATGCAGACAGGCCGGTACGAGGGACGGACATGCATCATGAGATTACAGACGGAGTGCTGAATTTCTTTGTAAATTACAATTATTTCGTCCGCAAGGTAGAGACTCCGGCTCCCCTTATGGAAACCATTACAACGATATTACATTTGAAAGGATAGGTGAACAATATGGGCGATACAAAGCCAGAAGTAAAACCGCAGGCATCTGCGGATGTATTTACAAAGCAGCAGCTGGCAGAATCCAAACGCTATAAGAAAAAGCGGGATCTGCTGGAAGCGTTGCTGGAAGATGGAAAAACATATACGATTGCGCAGGTGGATAAGATCACCGGTGATTATCTGAGAAAGGAAGTGAAGTAAATGCCGTTTGGAGGAGGAACATGGATAACCCAGAACAAAGTGCTTCCAGGCGCGTATATCAATGTCGTAAGTGCGGGGATTGCATCTGCGGCATTGTCTGACAGAGGTATTGCCACAATGCCGCTGGAACTTGACTGGGGACCGGATGATACGGTTTTTAAGGTTACTACAGCGGATATGCAGAAGTATTCGAAAAAGATATTCGGATATAGTTATACTGACGATAAGATGAAAGGACTGCGAGATCTGTTTGCTGGCGGTACCTTGGTGCTGTATGCATACCGGTTAAACGGTGGCGGGACAAAAGCGTCCAATGATTATGCTACAGCTAAGCACACGGGGACACGCGGCAATGCGATCAGGATCTCCATAGCAAAGGACGTGGATGATCCAGAGTCGTGGAATGTAACTACATATCTTGATACGTCCAGAATTGAAGTACAGAATGTAAAAAAAGCGGCTGATCTGAAAGATAATGACTTTGTGACATTTAAAACAGATACGTTGGAACTTGCAGCAGTTGCATCGGCAGCACTGTCTGGTGGAACGAATGGTGTCGTCAATGGCGATGCGCATGCGGAGTATCTGGCAAAGGCAGAAGCCTACGGATTTAATACGATGGGCGTTGTGGTTACAGATGAGGTGACCAAGAGGCTGTATGTGGCATATGTAAAGCGTATGCGTGATGAAGTTGGTAAGAAGTTTCAGCTTGTGCTTTACAAGTCGGATGCTGACTATATGGGAGTTATTTCCACACCGAATAAAACGACGGACGAGGGCTGGCCGGAAGCATCCGCTGTATATTGGCTTACCGGGGTGGAATGCTCCACTGCGGTGAATAAGTCCTGCGAGGGCAGAGTGTACGATGGTGAATTTTCCATTGAGCCAATTGACAATGATCTGGAAGATTATATCAAAAAGGGACAGCTTGTGTTTGATAGAAATGATGATGAAATTGAGATTCTAAGTGATATCAATACACACATAACCATCACGGAAGATTGCAACGAATTTTTTTGCGACAATCAGACAATCAGGGTTGTAGACCAGCTTGCAAATGATGATGCACTGCTCTTTAAGACACGGTTTCGTGGGAAGTTCCCAAATGATGATCCAGGGCGGAACAGCTTGAAAAGTGGGCTGTGCGAGATCCGTGAAAAATTACAGAATTTGCGGGCTATTGAGAATTTCAAGCGGGATAATGTCACCGTGGAACAGGGAGAATCAAAGAAATCGGTAGTCGTTAATAATACAGTTGAAGTTGTAAATGCCATGAGCATTATGTACATGACTACAGTAGTGAAATAAGGGGGTGAAGTATAAATGAAAAATGTGATGCTTGCAAAGGATTCGATCTCTGCAGCTCTTGCAGAGTGCTACGTGACAATTGGTGAACGTAGATACAATCTGATGACCGCAATCAAGCTTGAAGCGAATTTCAAGAAGAATAAGGCAAAGGTTCCAACTCTTGGCAAGACAGGAAAGGGAAATAAGTCGGTATCATGGGAAGGAACCGGATCTTGTACACTACATTATAATACGAGCATTTTCCGTAAAATGATGCTTGATTTCAAAGACACTGGTAAGGATGTCTATTTCGAGATTCAGATCACGAATGATGATCCATCTAGTGATGCAGGATCTCAGACAATCACTCTTTTACAGTGTAACATTGACAGTGGAGTGCTTGCGAAATTTGATGCATCTTCTGACTCATATCTGGACGAGGATGTTAGCTTCACATTTGATGATTTTGATATGCCGAAAGAGTTTCAGGAAATTATTGGACTTGCAGCGTAATATTGCCCCTTATGTGTCTGGCATGAGGGGATTTTTCATAGGAAGAAAGGAGACAATGTATGTCAAATTTAAGCAGATTTTTAGCAAAAAACAAAATTAAAAGAGAGAACGGGAAGTATGCACCATCGAAAGCGTTTGTGGATGAAAATGGAAAGCCTTTGGAGTTTGAGTTTCGCCCGATTACTTCAAAACGAAACGAAGTAATCCGCGAAAGCTATACGAAAGAGGTTCCGGTAGCAGGAAAACCGAATATGTTCCGCCCGAAATTAGATACATCAGCATACATCAATGCGTTGATTGCAGAAAGTATTGTTGATCCAGATCTTTACAACAAGGAACTGCAGGATTCCTATGGGGTAAAGACACCGGGAGAGCTGCTTTATGCCATGATCGACAATCCGGGAGAATATCAGGATCTTTCTGCATGGGTTCAAAATTTTCAGGGGTTTGAAACTTTAGAAGATAAGACTAAACAGGCAAAAAACTAATTGAGGAAGGGGATGTGGAGTCTAACTATGCATATTATGCATTGCACAAGCTTCACATTCTCCCTTCCCAGTGGGTTGCTTTAGAGGACGAAGAAAAGGCTTTTATTATTGCTTGTATAGATATAAGGATTGAAGCGGAAAAGAAAGAAGCAAAGAGGATAGCAAGGGAAGCAGAAGGACGGTGATGGTATGGCTTACATAACAACAGGAATACAATTGGCGGATAACTTTAGTGCTCCCCTTATGCATATAATCAGTTCTGTCAATATGGCAATTTCTTCGATTTATGATATGAACCAGGCAATGAATTCTGGTGTGGATACTACATCATTGGAAGCCGCCCGGAATGAAATTGCACAGGCAACTGTAGCTGCGGAAGAATTCAATCAAACAATGCAACAGGCGAGTAGTCCGATCAATGATAATATTCGAAGACAGGAACAATTTAATCAGTCATTGCAAAACGGTGCAAGTGAATCATCGAATTTAGTTTCGGCAATTAAACGAATGGCAGGGGCGTACCTGAGTATTCAGACGGCTGGAAAAATTTTGCAGACATCGGATGAGATCACACAGACCACTTCCAGATTAAATATGATGAATGACGGATTGCAGAGTACGGCCGATTTGTACAACATGGTTTATGTGGCTGCAAACGATGCCAGAGGATCATTAGGAGATATGGCAAGTGTAGTTGCCCGATTTGGTAATAATGCGAAAGATGCATTTAGTTCCAGTGCAGAAGTTGTCCATTTCGCAAATTTAGTCCAAAAGCAGATGACAATTGCGGGAGCGTCTACGCAGGAAGCAGCAAATGCAGAATTGCAGTTATCACAGGCGCTGGGCTCTGGTGTACTTCGAGGTGATGAGTTAAACAGTATTTTTGAGCAGGCACCGAATCTGATTCAGAATATTGCAGATTATCTTAATGTTCCAATCGGTAAGATTCGAAGCATGGCACAAGATGGGGAACTGTCGGCTGATGTTGTGAAGCAAGCGGTATTTGCTGCGACTGATGAGATAAATGCTAATTTTGAAAATATGCCAATGACATGGGGACAGATGTGGACGGTATTTCAAAATGACGCCACTATGGCATTTCAGCCGGTTTTGCAGAGACTTAATGATTTGGCAAATACAGACGGGTTTCAGGAGTTTGCTACAAATGCAATAAATGATCTTGCAGTAGTAGCAGGTGTGGTACTTGATATATTTGAAGGAATTGGATCAATAGGAACCTTTGTACAAGACAACTGGCAAATTATTGGTCCTGTTGTTTATGGTGTGGTTGCAGCATTAGCGGCTTATGCAACTTATGTTGGTATTACGAACGCAATAGATATGATATCAACAGGAATTAAGATTACAATGTGTGTTGCATCATATGCGCACGCAGTAGCAACAGGAACAGAAGCAAGTGCAACTGCGGCTGCAACCGCGGCACAGTACGGGCTAAATACTGCAATGTTGTCTTGCCCGTTAACATGGATAGTTGTTGGAATTATGGCATTGATCATTGTGTTGGTTGCGTTATGTAATCATTTTTCAGGAGCTGGACACATTGCACAGTCGGCTTTTGGTGTTGTAACGGGAAGCGTAAATGTGGCTATTCAGTATTTTAAAAATTTGGGATTATCAGTTGCAGATGTTTTTATTGGAATATGGAATGCGGCAGGGGCATGTGCAACCAATGTTGAAACTGCTTTTCACAATTCCATAAGTCATGTTCAAACTCGTTGGTATAACATGCTGTCTACAGCACTTACTGTAGTATCTGGTATTTGTTCCGCGCTTAACAAGCTGCCTTTTGTCGAATTTGATTATAGCGGCATTACGAGTGCCGCAGATAATTATGCATCAAAAGCGGCTGCAGCTGCCGGAAATACAAAAGATTATACCAGCGTAACAGATGCATTTAATAAAGGAATAAAAACGTATGATGTCTATCAAAGTGGATGGGCCAAAGATGCATATACTGCCGGAGCAGCATGGGGCGATGGTGTAACCAGTAAAATAAAGAATACAATATCATCAAAAGCCACGAATATTCCAAGTGCAAATAATTATCCAAATGCGCTTGCATCCAGCAACGCGGCAACAGCAGCAAATACAGCAGACACTGCAAAGAATACCGCCAAAACAGCTAATACATTATCTGCATCCAGCGAAGATCTGAAGTACCTGAGAGATATTGCAGATCGTGAGTACGTGAATAAATTTACAACAGCACAGATCAAGGTTGAGATGATCAACCATAACAACGTAAACAATGATATGGATTTAGATGGAATGGCGGAACATTTGCGTAGCAAAATTGAGGAAGAAATGAATGCAGCAGCGGAAGGAGAACACTAAAGATGTATGAATTATATATTGATGGGGTCCTTTTTCCAGTGACCCCAGGGTCTCTTGACATCAAGATCAATAACAAAAATAAGACCATAACTCTCATAAATGAGGGAGAGGTTAATCTTATTAAGTCTCCGGGATTGTCTGATATTACAATTCCGGAGTTGCTGTTACCAATTAATAAATACCCTTTTTCCTGTGAAGGAGCAGAGGTGGGAGCGGCATATTATCTTTCGAAATTGGAGAAATGGAAAAATCAGAAAAACCCAGTCACGCTAAAGTTTAATCGTTACAAAGTATCAGATAAACATCTTATCGAAGATATCATAATGGATGTGACCATTGAAGAGTATGAGATCATGGAAGATGCAGATAAATACGGATCAGATGTGTGTGTAAAGCTTAACATGAAAGAATACCGTCACTGGGGAGCAAAGAAACTTGTACCGAAAGACAAAAAGACAAAGTCCGGAAAAAAGAAAACGGTTGTTACGGTTAAAAAACAACGGAAGAAAACGAAAGCTATAGCCAAAAGTTACAAGATAAAATCTGGTGACACGCTTATGAAAATTGCGAAGAAACAGATGAACAATGCATCTGCATGGAAGAAACTCTATCAGTTAAACCAGAAAACGATTGAAAATGCAGCTCGTAAGCATGGACGAAAATCATCATCGAATGGTCATTATTTGTATGCAGGAACGGTATTGAAACTTCCGGGAGGTGGTAGCTGATGAAAGATATCGTTAATGTAGCGATTGGCGAGATCGGGTACCGGGAGCAGGGAAGTAATAAAACCAAATATGGAGTATATACAGGAGCGAATGGTGCTGCATGGTGCCATTCGTTTGTTTCATGGTGTGCACATGAAGCCGGGGTATCTACTTCCATTGTTCCGAAAACGGCATCCGTAGCTTATGGTATGCAGTGGTATCAAAAGAAAGGACAGTTTAAGTATAAAGGGAAGTACACGCCAAAAAGAGGGGATATTGTTTATTTTAAAACAGGTCGCAGCCATGTAGGAATTGTTGAAAGTGTTAGTGGTGGCCAGTTACATACTATTGAAGGAAATACATCCGATAAGGTAGCGCGGCGGACATATTCTTTGAATAATGCCACAATTACCGGTTATGGCACGCCAAAATATGTAAATACTGGAAATAATTCATCCGGTTCTGGTGAAAAAAAGGATTCCAAGAAAGAATTGCAATATCTGCAGAAAATATTATCGCGTCATGAGGCAAAAGCGGAAACAATAAAAGCCGATGAAGCAGAAACGGGAAAAATACCGAATGGCAATGTAATGATTACTGTAAATAATGGGAAAAAGAAATTTACAGTACCAGTGGAAGATGGAGCAAAGGTTGTATGGGAAAGAGACAGCACACCTGGCAAATTTACTTTCACAGCAAAAGTTGAAAAAGGATTTTCCATAGGCATGGGAAATGAAGTTCTTGTCACTGTGGACGCTAAGAAGTTTTTCTATGGCTTTGTTTTCACGAAAGAAGTTAAGAAAGATGGAATGGCATCGTATACCGTATATGATCAGCTTAGGTATCTGAAAAACAAAGACACACTTATCTATAGTAAAAAAACAGCAGATGAAGTAATTCGGATTATTGCAAAGCGCTTCCTGTTAAAATGCGGCACACTGGCAAAGACAGGGTGGCGCAGATCAGCGGTTGAGGACAATACGGCATTGTTCGATATGATTCAAAACGCGTTGGATGATACTTTAATGGTAAAAGGAAAGACATATGTTTTTTATGATAATATTGGAAAATTGTGCCTGACTGATGTGGCAAAGATGAAGGTAAATACCTGTCTGGTAGATGCGGAAACAGGAGAAGATTATTCCTACAAAACAACGATTGATACGGATGTGTATAACCAGATCAAGCTGATCTATAAGAAAAAGAAATCCAGTAAGAAGAAAAAAGGAAGTACAAAGACATCAACAAGTCAAAATACTGGAACCAGTTATGGAATTTATCTGGTACGTGACAATAAGAAAATCGCAAAATGGGGAACGTTGCAGTTTACGGATGAGATCAATAGTCCGGATATTGGAAAGCTGAAAGCACAGGCATTATTGAAATTGTATAGCCATGAGAAGCGTACACTTACCATATCAGGTGTGATTGGAAACAGTAAAGTGCGTGGAGGATCGCTTGTGCCAGTCATACTTGATTTGGGAGATCTGAAAATTGCGAATTATATGCTGGTAGAGAAAGTGACACACACATTTAAAAATTGTGAATATACAATGGACCTGGTTTTGTCTGGGGGTGATTTTAGTGAGTAGCGGAAATCTGGTGCAGTTGATTAAGAAGATTGCAATGGATGCGGTACGGGCTGCAAAGATGTGTGATTATGTGACCGGTGTGGTTACCAGCGAAGATCCTCTGAAAGTGAAAATTACAAACTCTTTTGAAATTGGAGAAGAATTTTTGGTGGTGCCACAAAGCATGACGGACCATGAGGTTGAAGTAACAATTAAGAAAGAGTATGGATGGAAAACGAAGGACCGATCGGGCGGAGCTGGTGATGACATTGTGTTGGAAAATGTAAAGATTATGATTCGCAATTCCTTAAAAGCTGGGGATGAAGTGTTGATGATGCGCAAAAGCGGCGGTCAGGAGTTTGTGGTAATAGACAAGGTGGTGAAGGAATGATCCCGACAAATTATGATGATGACGATGAAGAAGATGATATGACCGGCTTTGAAGTGGAAAATGATCCGTCTCTTACATATGCAATGCAGATAGGAACCATTGAGAAAGATTCAAGAATTTTTCTTGGCAAAGCAGATGGAGAAGATGCAAACCGGCAGGCAATATTGAAAATTTTGAACACAGAGCGATATGAAAATGTAATTTATTCATGGAATTATGGAGTGGAGTTTCAGGATCTGAGGGGGAAGTCTCTATCTTATGTTATGTCAGAACTGCCACTGAGGATTACGGATGCAATTACTGCAGATGATCGTTTTGATTCCTGTACAGATTTTGAAATGGAACCGGTTGGAAAGAAAGCCCTGCATGTTACATTTTCTGTAATTACAGCAGAAGGTGATAAAGTAAGCGGATTGGAAACGGAGGTGGGATATTAGTGTTTGAGAATAAAGATTTTGATTCCATTATGGAAGAAATGCTTTCGCAGGTGAGTGATAAGCTGGACAAGCGTGAAGGATCTGTGATTTACGATGCGATTGCTCCGATGGCTATGGAGCTTGCGCAAGCGTACATAGACATGGATATGATTGTGAATGAAGTATATGCAGATACAGCATCCTACTATTATTTAATCAAACGAGCAGCAGAAAACGGAATTTATCCAAAGGAAGAAACAAATGCGATATGTAAAATGGTGGTAAAACCGTCAGATACAGATATTTCCATTGGTGATCGTTTTAATCTCGGAGATTTGAACTATGAGGTAACATCTGTAATGGATGAAGCAACCGGAGAGTACCAGGTAACATGTGAGACTGCCGGTATTGTTGGAAACCAGCAGCTGGGAACATTGCTTACGATTGAAACAAAGAATGATCTGAATGATATGGAATCAGCGGAACTTACAGAGGTTTTGATCCCCGGCGAGGATGAGGAAGATGTGGAAGATTTCCGTGAACGTTATTACGAGGGATTTTCTAGTACAAGCTTTTGTGGCAACAATCCGGATTATAAGGAACGTGTATCGGCCATTGATGGAGTTGGTGCATGCAAAGTTATCCGGATGTGGGAAAAAGGATATGATCCGGCAAAGTTTATTCCTGTTACAGCAGTTACGGAGTGGATTGGAAAGCAGTCTGCGGAAACCGTTGGAACGGAAGTATTTGCATGGTTGAAAGCGGTACATGATGCTGCAAAAAATAAACTTCTTACAGTGGGTGGCACTGTTCGAGTGTATATCATATCATCAGAGTTTAAAGCTCCATCAGCTACATTAGTGAAGAAAGTACAAAATGATGTAGATCCGGATGATAAGACAGGAGATGGATATGGTCTGGCACCTATTGGGCATGTGGTAAAGGTTATGGGAGTGAAAGAAGTTCCTGTTGCTGTGGCGGTTACCGCGGTTTATAAGAATGGATATTCATTTGAATCCTTGAAATCCGATATGCAGTCGACAATAGATGGGTATTTTACAGAACTTTCTGCTGATTGGAGTAATGAAGATAACCTGGTGGTGCGCAAGAGCCAGATTGAATCCCGGTTGCTTCTGATTGATGGGATATTGGATATTACAGATGTGAAACTGAATGGTGCATCTGAAAATGTAACATTGGATGAAGATGCAATTCCGGTAAGGGGTGATGTAAGTGGCTAAAAAAATGATTGATTATCTGCCTCCGTTTATGCAACAGTTTGAAGAAATGAAGCAATTGATGCAGAGCGAGGATAAGCAGGTGGCGGCTCTTAACATGGATACTACTAAAATATTACGAAATGCATTCATAGAGACTTCAGATGCAGAAGGCATCGAGCGGTTCGAAAGAATCTTACATATCATTCCAGGTGCTGGTGAAAATTTAGAACTCCGTCGGTCGCGTGTGTCAATGCGGTGGAATGAACGGATACCGTATACGCATCCGACACTTGTAAAATGTTTAAATGCCAGCCTAGGAGAAAACAATTATGATCTGTATTCAGATGAGGAGCATTATTACATACTCGTGCATCTGAAATTGAATGTAGCGGACCGTGTCGGAGTTGTTGAAGAACTGATCCGGCGTATGTCACCAGAGGATATATGCTACAAAGTTCTTCTTATTTATAATACGCATGCAGTTTTACACAAATTTACGCATGCACAGTTACATAACTATACACACAGACAGCTGAGAGAGGAGGTTCTGCCATGACAAAGACAAAGTATTATGATCTGCAGATGGATGATCCGCAGGATGATTATGATGTGGAAGTCGTGAATGCCAATCTGAAAAAGATTGATGAGCAGATGAAAATAAGAGAAAATGCAACGGATGCATTGCAGGAACCTGAGTTTACAGTGGCAGATAAAAGGGAAAACATAGCATCCAAGGAAAAAATATCGAAAATTCTTGGAAAGATTGCAAAGTTTTTTGCAGATCTTAAAGCTGTAGCTTTTACAGGAAACTATAATGATTTGTCAGACAAGCCAACTTCGCTTCCTGCAAATGGCGGAAATTCAGATACAGTTAATAGCCATACGGTAGAATCTAATGTACCTAAAAACGCAAAATTTACAGACACGACATATTCTGATGCCACTACTACCACTCATGGTCTTATGTCAGCAACAGATAAGAAGTTGTTAGATGTTTTAAATAAGCCACTTGCTACTTGTGCAACCGGTCGGGCTACGGCGGCAAAAGTAGCGACATTGCAAAACTTCACATTACAAGTTGGTTCAACAGTTGTCGTTAAATTCACAGGTACAGGCACAGCAAATCCAACAAGTGGTAATCTCACTCTCAACGTAAATGGAACTGGGGCGAGAATCATGGGATATTTTAGAAATGGGAATAAGGCGGCTATTTCTTATGTAAGCGGAAATTTCTTCTGCAGCAATGCAACCCATATATTTACATACGATGGTACATATTGGCTGTGTATGGACTGGAACCTAGATAACAACACGACATATTCCAATTTTGTAAAATCCGGAACCGGCGCAAAAGCCGGTCTTGTTCCTGCGCCATCGACAACGGCTGGCACTACAAAATATCTTAGAGAAGATGGAGCATGGAAAACTCCACCAGACACGAAAACAAGTGTAGTGAACAACAATACCACCACAGAACCCGGGAGTGCACTAGACGCGCGGCAGGCGAATCCGAACATAGAGGGGACGATGGCTGCAAGTATTGCGCAATTAAACAGCAATTTAGAGAATTATATAACGGCTAGGCAAGGATATTTTGGAACGTCT